TCAATAGCGGCAGCTCCGCCAACCTCGTAATGCTGGCTGCACTTAAGAAGTATTTTGACTGGCCGGATGGTGCGGAAATTGTTGTCAGTGTTGTTGGATTCCCTACAACAGTAGCGCCTATATTGCAAAACAATATGGTGCCACGATTTGTAGATATTGAATGGAATAGTCTGAACTGGAACTTGGGCGAAGTAGAGAGTGCTATCAACAACAAGACAGTAGGAATAATCAACAGCCCGGTGCTTGGCAATCCTTGTGATATTGATCGCTTGCTTTCTATTTGCGAGGCCAATAATATACAGCCCATTGCCGATGGCTGCGATTCTCTTGGTAGCAAATGGAAGGGCCAGTGGCTGTCTGATGGCTTTGTGGCCTCGTCTTGTTCGTTCTATCCGGCTCACCATATCCCCACAATGGAAGGCGGAATGGTATCTTCCTGCCTGCCTGGATTCAATAAGCTTGCCAGAAGCTTTGCGTGGTGGGGCAGGGATTGCTATTGCGTGGGAGAATGTAACTTGCTGACCAACGGAACGTGCGGCAATCGCTTCGATAAGTGGCTAGAGGGATACGACGTGCCAGTTGATCATAAATATGTGTTCAGTACGGTTGGTTACAACTTAAAGCCTCTTGACTTGCAGGGTGCGGTTGGGTCTGTGCAACTCAAGAAGTTTGACGAAATTCACGCCAAGCGTCGAAACAATTACCAGCGCATTGCCGATATATTCAAATTGCTTCCGTCGTCGATAAGAGTGGTAAGAGAAGAAAGTGAGGTGGAGTGTAGCTGGTTTGGAGTGCCAATTGTTTGCGAACGGCCCAGCGTAAAACATGCGCTACAAAAACACCTTGAGCAGAATGGCATACAGACCAGGAATTATTTTGCAGGCAATCTCTTGCTGCATCCTGGATACAAACATCTTGGCGATCCTAAGCAGTTTCCAAATGCCTATCAAGTGCTAGATCGAGTTTTCTTCCTGGGGTGCCACCCTGGCATGACTGATGATGACTTCCAATGGATAGAGCAAGTGATAATTGACTTCTTGAAAAGTTGCTGTGTTGTGGCCGATGGCTATAATTGGGACATTGCTAGCTCATTATGAACAAGAAAGCACGTCAAGCTAAAATCTCTAAAGTGATGAAAGAATTTAAGAGTGGCAAGTTAACGAGCAATGGCAAGCCAGTGGCGAACTACAAAGAAGCCGTTGCCATTGCCTTGTCCGAGGCTGGCATGACCATGCCCAAGAAGGATGCAAGCGAAGAGTACATGCGAGCATTCATTCGTCAAGTGCTAAGCGAAGAGGAGCTGATGGACCCTGAGGGAGAAGACTCGGGAAAGCCCTAAGGGGCGATGCGGAAAGCTTCGCCCCTCCATCGTCTGTACAGTCAGTAGCGCGTCGAGGCCTAGAGCTTCGCAGGAAATATGGTAAAGGCGGCCTGACTACACAGGAGGCCGGGAAGCAGGGCATTGGCAGTGGGGTGGCAAGAGCCACAAGCCTGGCCAATGGCGAGAAGGTTAGCTATGAAACAATTAAGCGCATGTCCGCATTCTTTTCGAGGCACGAAAAAAACAAGGCCGGTGGTGAAGATGATGCAGGAAAGATTGCCTGGGATTTGTGGGGTGGCGATGCCGGTAAGTCGTGGGCAGCGCGAATCATTAAGATGGTTGAGAGTCGTCAATCAAAGCCATGAGCCAATATGTTGAAATAGTTGGGGGAGGCGATGGCGAAGGCATTGACATACAAGAAGCCCTAGCAATTCTTTCGTCAAACGAACACAGGGAAACCTCAAACTGGCAGCTCGTGGAAGAGCATCATTTTAGGAATGGCCAGTTGGACGAAGTGCATGTTTTCGTAAGAAACGCATATGACAAGCCTCATCCAGACTTTGATCCGGTCAATATGATGCTTGTTTTTGAGGCAAGGGCTATCGCCAAGTCTTATGTCATGGAAAATCTTGCTGAGCAAATGTACTCCGAGCCGGAGGATGATGAGGATTAGTCCAGAGAAGAAGATCTCATGTTGACGATAAAATTGGGCACACCAAGAAGCCATAATATACTGGTTCCATAGAGCCCACTAAGAGTGGCCAGTTGAACTGCGGACGGTTCATTCTCGCCCCTTTCCATGCGGCAATAAGTGGACTGCCCTACGTGTAAGTGCATGGCCACATCTCTTTGGGAAAGGCCACTGTTTTCTCGCACATCCCTCAGGCGAGATGCTACTAGCATCCTCCTTTCGTAGTGAGGCAGATTAAAGGCGTTGACCTTGCTTTGCAGGAATTTCATACTTTTTGATTCGCGCATGAATCACAGCTCTCATCTTAATTACAAAAACCAACTAGCATAGGTTCATGGATTCACGATCTTGCTTTCGTTACGACGTATCCACCATTCGCGGCTACGATGTCACGGATGAGGGCTACCTGAAGGTACGTGCTCGCATTGCTCGCACGGGCATTCAGTCGTATAAGGACGCAAATGGTGGCATCCGCTTGGAATATCGACCGGAATCTGAGGTGGCCTCAAACGAGGCCCTTGATAGTTTTCGGGAAAAGTGTGTGACCAAAGAGCATCCACCCGTGTTGCTTGATGCGTCTAACACCAAGGACTATGCAATTGGTTTTACCAGTGCAGATGTTTCATATTCCGATGGCTTCATTGAATCCACTGTCACCGTTACCGACAAGGAAACAATTGACGAAATAATGCGAGGTCAAATTCGCGAAGTTTCTTGTGGATACAAAGTTGATTACATTGACGAACCTGGTGTCACGCCAGACGGTCAGCATTATGACGGTTATCAAAAAAATATCCGTGGTAATCATGTGGCCATCGTTAAAAGAGCAAGAGGCGGCCCTCAGGTGCGTCTCATGCTTGACTCAGCGGACGCCGCTGTGACCGAACTTTTCAATTCTCAAATCGGAGAAATTATGTCAGCAAACATTGTGTTTGATGGCGTTTCCTTTGAGGCTGATTCCGCCCTTGCGGGCGCTATCACTGCCGAGCGTGAAGACGCAAAGGCCAGTTATGCCGATATGAAGCGCAAGTATGACGAAATGGCCTCCAAGGCTTCCAAAATGCAGGAAGAAATGGATGCCATGCAAAAGGAAATGAAAGGCATGTGTGATGCTGCCGAGGGTCGCGCTGATGCTCTTGCTCAAGAAGTAGCAAGCATCAAACTGGACCTGGAAGCAGCCGAGCAAGTGAATATAGATTCGCTTGTAGAACAACGCATTGCCCTGATTGACAAGGCCCGCACCAATCTAGATTCGACCTTTGACTTCTCTGGCAAGACCGCCCGTGAAATCATGGAAGCGTCTATCAAGGCCGTGCGTGCCGATGCAGACGTGTCGGAGCGTTCCGACGATTATGTGCAGGCTATGTTTGACACCTTGGCCGATCGCACTGACTCTGCCTCCACCGTTGAACTACGCAAGGCTGTTGCCTCTTTGGCAACGTCCAGTTCTGCTCCTTCCTCCTACATGGAGAAGATCCAGAACGCTTGGAAAAATCCTCTTTCCGTTTCTAAGGAGCACTGACTATGGCCGTTATTTTTACTGCTTCAGGAACTGCTTCCGCTGGTGGTGTGCAACAGAGCTACGCTCTGACGCACAACGCACTGCTTGAAGGTCAGCTTTCTGATATTCGCGACAACACTATTGGCACCTATGTCAATGAGACTGGCGTTGTTGTTCCCTTTGGTAACGCTGTCGTCTACGTGACCAGCGGCACCGTCCCCAACTCTGCAAAGACCATTGCCGCCACTGGTGACACTGTTCTAGGCGTGAATGTCCTCACTTACGTTGACGAAACTGCGCTGAATTCTGACAACCGTCCTGGTGTCAAGAACAATCAGGCAATGAATGTCGCCAATGAAGGCGCAGTGGCCGTCTACGTGACTGGCGCTGTTACCCCTGCTTCGATTGTGCGCGTGCTGTATGCAGCTAGCGGCACTGGCAAGGCTGGTCAATTTAGCCATGCCTATGCCTCCGGCAAGACCGTTCGCCTGTCAAACGCTCGCTTCCTGACCAGCACCACCACCAGTGGCATTGCAGTTCTGGAACTGAACGGACCAAGCTTCACCCTCTCCGCTGATTCTTAGGAGGAATTTTTGATGTCTGAATATCGCATGGACGAAGCGGGTCTGTTTCTTGAGCGTCAGCTTGAGTACATCCGCCCCCAAGTTTTTGAAGTCACCTATAGTGACATCAAGTATCCCAGCATCCTGCCTGTAACCAGCGAAGCTGGCCCCGGCGCTCAAACGTTCACCTATCGCATCATGGATGCCACTGGTGAATTCCGTTTGATTGCTGATGCCGCTGATGATCTGCCCCGCGCTGACATCAGCCAAGTTGAAAAGAGCATCAACATTCGCTCTTTTGGTGGCAGCTTTGGTTACACCGTTCAAGAACTGCGTGCCGCTCAAATGGCAAGCATTACCCTTGAGCAACGTCGCGCTACTGCCGTGCGCCGTGCCTATGAAGAGAAGGTAGAAAACTTGGCAATGTTTGGCGAATCATCCGTCGGACTGGCCGGTTTCTTCAACAATTCCACCGTGGATGTTGTTGCTGCGGACAAGTGGTTTAGCACTGCTGGTGTTACTTCTCAGGAAATGATCGACTTGCTGAACTATGGCGTAACTGCCATCGTGAATGCGTCGAAGATGAAGGAAGAGCCCGACACCATCCTGTTGGCCTACGAA